AATTCTGCTTCTTTTCTTGCTTCTTCTTTTTCTTCATCTATCACTATATCGTCTACTGTATCGGTCACTATATCGATTACGTTATCATCTCCTTTATCATTTTTATTATCATCATCAACGACTTTTCCCGAGTCTTCCTCTGTCGCTCCGGCAGAATCGAGTACAGATTGAATCAAGGCATCAGCTTCCTGATTTAATTTCTGTGCATTCTTTAGACTATTTTTATTTTTAGCATTCAAGACCGCCCCTGCTTTTAATTCAACCGCTTCTAACTTTTCTTTTAACTCTTTGTTTTCTTTGGTTAATTCATATAACCTATCAACTATTTCATCACCATCAATTGTAAATTTATCATTATCTTTATCAAATTCTAAATTAGGGAATACCTCTTCAATATCTAATTTAGTTTCTTCTGACTCAATTACATCTTCTTCATATTCTTTTTTATGGTCTTCAACCCATTTTTTAGCTTTTGCCATAGTCCAGCCTTTAGCTTTCTCAAATATATATGTAGCCACCTTCTTAGCTTTACCGCAATATAAAGCTGTTATCCCCTGCTTTTTATCTATATCTATCGTGGCTGTAATATCACATTTAGCGACTGGTATACGAATATATTTATCGGTTTCTTCTGGCTTGTGAATTACTTCTTTATCTTCCCCTAATTCCATAATTTCTTTATCAACTTGTTTTGATGTATTTTCTATAACTTTTTTGCCTATATTTTCATCTATAATTTCAATAAATCCAGCTTCTTCTAAAGGTTTAACATCAATCCCTTTGCTTAACATATTAGTCAAAGCATGAGGATTTGCAGGCACGGCACAGGCTGAAAATTCTAACAGTTCCCATGTTTTAAATCGTTTACCATAGCTAACCGTCTTACTATCTTTATCTTCATCATCTACAATATTTTCTGACTTAATCGGTATAAATCCAATACTCCAAGCCTTCATGAACTTTTGTTTATACAAGTTATAGACTGTATCGGCAAGCGGATATGTGCCTTCTTCTGGGAATGTTACTTTAGCCGTAATACCATTATCGGTTTTCGTTAAATCGCTTGCTTTCCCGATAGGCAAACCTTGATAATCATGTGCCATTAACACTACAGGATTCTTCTTAAAGTTAGTCAGTTTTGCCCCTTTAGGCTCAACTATATCGCCTGACCTGTCCACGTCATTAGTGGTTATCGTTACATTCAAGGCACGTTCACCTTTGATTTCCTTTACTTCACTATCGAATTGTTTAAGTATTAATTCTTTTGGCATATTAAAAATCACCTCTTTTAATATTATTTAATCTTTTATAACAGGAATTATACTACACCGGCAGTTCGGGTGTGCGGGTGGTACATCAAAACCACCTTTAAAAAGCTCATTTATACCAACAGCTCCACCTGCTGCAATATCTATACATATATCGCAAGCGTCAGCAGAAATTAACCATTCTTTTTTTTCTACGACTCCACTTTGTTTATACGCTTGTAATGCTCCTTGATTAGTGCTTGATATAGTCTCAGTCCGTGCAATTCTAATTGCTTTATATCCTTTACATTGATTATATTCTTCGGTAATTCTTGCAGCTAAATTAGGTATACTTTCCCCATTAGCAACTCCTTCTGCTAAAGTCCTTTTTAAAGCGTCAAAAGTTGTATCTAATATTGATTTAATAGATTCACCTGTATGCTTTTTTATCCATTTAATAACTTCTGGATTAGTAATATCAAAACCCAATCCTAATTCGGCAGCAGCAGCCTCACCATTAATCTTGACCATCTCCGTTATTCGCGGTAAAGCAAACTCTGTAAATTTCATTATCTCCCGCTCATCATGGGTAATGCGCAGGACATCGTCAACGTCTTTAGTTATAGCTTTACTTTTTCGCAAAGCTCTTAAAGCCCTATTCTCCTGCTCCTGAAATAACCGGATAATGCCTCGCTTAAACTCGTTCTCATGAGGAGTAATTCGTTTAATAAATAATTCCCAAAAGCGTTTTTTATATTCGGCAGTATATTTAACTGTCTTAATTGCTTTAATTGTCTTTTCAGGCTCTAGTTCAGGTTTCGGCTTAGCTGGTTTAGACACATCTAACGGAGCAATACTAAACGGTGCAAGTGGTAATTTACCCCAGTCAACCTCATCAAGCCCATCTTCAACCCTTGCCTCATTAGGGCTGATTACATAATTTTTAAGATTGCTTTCCCTTTGTTTTAATCTAAACTCATTATCAACCGGAACAGGATTGTCATATTTGCAGTATAATCCTTTATCCCCATACATCGGCAATAAGAAAGTATTAAATACCTCTTCCTGCCTGACTAAGCGTGGTAAGATACATTCTCTATTCCAGGCTGTATCGAGTGCGGTCATATTAGCAAGATTAGTATTTTCCGGATGGGATAGCTTTTGCGGTGGAGTATGGTAAGCACTTGCAAGCTGTCGCATAGTCCATTCGGCAAGTAGCATAAATTCCATATCTTTATTTGATACGCCTACGGTCTTTAAGGTCATACCGCCAACCAAAGCACCTGTCTTATGTGCTTTTTCTGCACCGCCATAAGTCTGGTCGAATAATGTTAAGATTTTCTTTACCTGATCAGGCGGTATATTTTTTTCGCTTTCCAATACCTGCTTTAAATGCACTCCATTTTTAAATACATTCAGCTGATATATCATATTATATTTATCGGTATCGTAGGCATAGGCTTTTCGTTGAACTGGACTTGCACCCCTATATGGATTAGTCGGACTGGGATACTTAAAGTATAATATATCTTTCGTCTCGTATCGCTTCTCGGATAGACCAACCCTTTCAATGTAGTGGTCGATAATGCCGTCTTTCACTACCGGACTCATTTTATCAGGCTGTCGGAAATAAAATTCACGTGGCCTGCCTATACTATCTTTGACAATATTGATATAACATTCACCGGTCAAGTCTAAATATATCTGCAATAATTCCTTGCCTTCAAATTTTGTCGTGAAGGGATTCCAGGTTTGCAGTAATTCATAGAAAGGATGTTTCTCGATTAGCTCATTATCTTTATATAGCCGTAGTGGGATTGAAGCACACCGTTCAGCTATAAGCGATACACAATCGCCAGTCCAGCCCTGATAGGCTTTTAACTGCTCTGTAGAGTTCTTATTGCCACCGGTAGAAAATATATCAGTAAATGTGCCATCCCAGTATCTCTCATCATTAACATCTCGGCCGGTAGATTTAGGGATGGTTATATCGAGGGTTCGGTCTGTAAAGGGTATTATTATTTTTATATTGAATCACCCCTTTCATGTATAAAATAAAAAAATTAATGTCAAATAAAACCTAATTTTATTTTTCGCTATTTTCAACTAACACTTTTAAGCTCTTACATGAGCTTTAGAATAACGTTAAATATTAATAAAAAATAAAATAAGCCTTAAATGTGAGGCTTTGAAAGTCCTATTATATAAGGCTTTCAGGGTGCTAAAAATAAAAGTAATTATACTTCTCAAAATATGCTTAAAAATATCGTAAAGAAACATCAAAAAATTTTTAAAAAAGAGAAGTAGAAAATGTACTTTGCATATAACTTTTGTACTTCTCTAAATAACGTTAAATTATTTTTAAGCAATTTTCGAGAAGTAGAAAGCAAAAATAATTTTTTCTGAAAAATGATTTCTACATCTAAAAAAAAGCTTATTTTATTTTTAAGAGATTTTGGAGAAGTAGAAGCAGTTTTTTAAAAATAAAAATATTTAGCTTCTACATCTATTTTTTAGCTTAAAAATATTTTAAGGATTTTTTGAGAAGTAGGAATTACCACTTACAAACCCGTTTTCTACTTCTCTAAAATTACCCTAAAAATAAAATAACTTTCGCTAAAAATAAAGAAAAAAAGAGAAGTATAAATAAAATCGTTTTTATGGTCTTGAAAGCCCTATATATAAAGGGTTACAGCGACCCTTATAATTCGCTTAAATTATTTATTGCTATTATTTAATGAACAATATAAAGCTCAAAAAGAGGTCTAAAAGTTTCTTTCGTTTTTGGGATTTTTAGATTTAGATTTTTTAATCTGGTATATAAATATAGGGCATTATTTCATCTAACATCATTTCGGTTGCCCACCATACCAAAGCATCTAATCTATCCGGTGATTTATCTCCTGGCATCCATTCGCACAACTGGTCTTCTAACTCTGAAAAATATCCTACATGGTGTATTTTCCCTTGTTCATATAATGCCGATACTGGTTCAGCTCTTATATATTTGCCACGTGTAGCTCTAACGCTTTTATAGCTTACATTTGTACTGCAGGATTTTATGACATATTCTATCATATCACCGCCATTATTAACTTCTCCGACTAACCTATCAGCCCCAAATTTAAAATATTCAGCTACCGCCGCTTTTCCCCATTGGTCAGGAGTACCTTTTATAGTGGCATCGCTTAAAACATAACCATGTAAATCTTCACTAATGCCACCAACAATTATACCTGTTTCCGCTGATGTTTCAGTGGCTGTTCCTTCAGGATCAATCGCAACTACTATTCTTACTAATTTGGGTGCTTTAGATACTCGGTTATCTTCAATTATCTTTCGTGTCCATAAAGCATTAGGATTATCATCTAATATCTTCCCCTCAATTTCTTGCTTACCCAATCGAGTGCCTACATAGGGGGCAATAACATAATCAAAGTATTTTTTAGGTAAGTTATCTTTATTCTCATACGTGCTACCTCTGATAGGGATAGTATTCGGGTCCTTTACAAGATTTTTTATAATGGGAATTGGTCTCGGAGTAGTGGTTACTAATATACGCATATCTTCACCTTCACGAAGGCCAAACATTAGATTATTCCAGATATCTTGTGGATACT